GTTTGGCTGGTCGAGACGGTTATAACCGGCGGCACCTCGTCGATATCGTTGACGCCGATCGTGAGCGTGCGGTTGATGCTGGAGCCGGCGCCGTTATTGGCGTTGACGGTGAGGCTGTAGGAGGTTGAGGTTTCGTAGTCGAACACGATGGCGTTCTTCAGCACGGCGCCGGTCAGCGTGAACGCGCTACTGGGATCGGCGGTCTTGCTGAAGGTGTAGGTGCCGGTGCCACCGACCACCGTGAAAGTACCGATGGTGGTGCCGATCGCGGTGTTTTCGTCCTGGGTGCGGTTAGAGATCAGGATCTGCGGACCCACGACATGACTAGCGCCGCCGCGAACGGCGAGCTGCACGAGGTGAAGTCCAAGACCTAACATAGCACCGGCCCCAACATTTAGGTGATGCCAACGATCGACGTCGCGCCGGTGCCGGTCGAGTTCACGCGGGTACAGCGGATCGGCAGGATGGTGCCGGTCGGCACCGCCACGAAGGTAACGGTGCTGCCATTGGCGGTGACGACGGTGACATCGCCGACCGAGCCGATATAGAGCGCGCGCGCTGCGGTGAGAAAGTCGGTTGAGTTTGAGGGTGTGACGGCGAAGGCGTCCCAACCAGGATCCGAGATGTTGCCGGTATTGTTGGCAAACCGGTTAGCTATTGCCATTAGGGCCTCCTGTCGGTTCTGGTTCGGGCGGCGGTTCGGGCAGTGGGATGTCGAGGCCCGCTTGCGCCGCCATTTGCTGTTGGCCTTCCGGCTCGAGGTCTTTGTAGTTGATGCTCTCGGCCGGTGGCCGTGACGCCTTGACGACATCGGCCATGCGGTCGTGATGGGCGTGGTGCAGGTCGACGGCGTGTTGGCGGCGGTCCTGCTCGTCGGCCATGCGCGCCATGTCGAGTTTCAGCATGCGGTCGAGATCGTGCTGGCGCTGCTGGAATTGCAGTTTCTGCTGGAATTGCTGCTCGTCGAGTTGCATCTGCTGCTTGGCGCGCTGGTCTTCCAACTGCAATTGGGCTTGCAGCACTTGCACCTTCGGATCGGGCGGCGGCGGCTGGTTTTGCTTCTGGGTGATCTTTTGCTGCATCGCCTTTTTCAGTTGCGACGGTAAGGGCGTCAGCTCGAGCACGACCTCGGGGAATTCCTGCGCGAAATTGGGGCCGAGCGACTGCAAGACGCCGAGCGCGTCGGCCTGCATGTTGATGACATCGGGGCCTTCGTCGAGCACGATGTCGACATCGAGCGAGCCGACCGCGTTGACGATGATCGGCTGGCCGTATTCGTTGACTGAGAGTTTGTTGATCTGGAAAAACTGCGGCAGGTTGTCGTCGTCGGTGACGCGGATCCAGCGTTCCGCGGTCCAGTGCTGCTGGATGATGTTGAGCAGGTCGCGATAAACCCGGATTTTCCAGTTTTTCAGCGCGGAAATGTACGGCCCGAGTTGCGACATGCCGGCCTGTTGCAGCAGCGCGATGGCACGGCCGGAAGAGTCCTGCAGGCCTTGGCCGAGCAGTGCCAGGTTAGGGCCGAAATTCTCGATCATCTCGCGCGAGGCGTTCATCAGATCGAGATGCGCCCGCATGTCGGCCATCTGGCGCTGGTCGTCGGCGATGTATTGCCCGTTCGGCACTGGGTTGAGCTCGATCCAGCCGTCGGCGCGGGCCTCTTCGCGCCTTGCCACCTCGACATCATCGACCATGCCCTTGGTGGAGCGAATGCGGCGCGAGTTCAACTGATGCAGCGCCTTGGAGCGCCGCATATTGTATTCGTCCTGCGGGTCTTTCCATTGCCGGTGAAAGCCGTAGCGATCGCCGTCGTGGTCGATCGAGGCCGAGAACATGCGATACTTGGAAAAGCTCTTGCCGCGCTCGTCGGTGTAAGGCGACTTGCCCTGATCCATGATGGAATTGCCGATATAGACGCACCAGCGCCACTCGCCTTGGGTGATGTACCAGTGGTCGCAGAGGCGGACGCGCTTCTGGGTCGAGTTGGCCCAGAGCAATTCACGGTCCGAATCCTGGGTCAGGTCGGAGCCGCCGCCTTCCATCAGGTTGTCGATCTCTTCCGCCTTGTCGGGGAAGATCTCCTTGACCTGTTCGGGATCGGCCCATTTCGACACCCCCATGAAGCGGGCGTCGGTGAAGCCTTCGTCGAACGAGCGCGGGTCGTAGAAGAAGGTGTCGGGGTAGACGATGTGCATGCGCACTTCGGGATCGCCGCGGTCGCCCTGCTCGAGGTCGTATTCGACGCCGCCGATGGCATCGACCGCGCCGAAGCGTGCAATGCGCGGGTGCTTGCCCTTCCAGTCGTTGCTATCGAGCGCGTAGCGCAGCACCGCGGTGGCGAGATCGGCACCTTGCTGGTGTTGCGGGGTGCGCGGATAGCATTTGGGGTCTTGCCGCAGCCGCTCGGTAATGCCGACGACGGCGTTGTATTTTGGATGGATGACATTGAAGATGACGGCCGGCTGGCCGCGGTTCTTGAGGACTTGCAATTCTTCCTTGGTGTACTGCTCGCCGCTATCGTAGCGCCGGGCCTGCTTCTGCTCCTGAATTTCCGCAGACTTGGAGCCGAGGAAGTCGAGATATTGCCGGCGCAGTTTGGAGACCGAGTAGTAGCGGCCGTCGTCTTCCCAATTATCATCGCCGCCATGGGCCGGTTGCGGCGCGCCGGCGGCGGTCGACGGCGAGAAGGCGACGAGAGCGCCGGCCATCAGGCGGCCTCCGGTGGTTCCGGCTGTTGCTCGGGCTGATCTTGCTTGAGTTCCTTGGTCTTGCCGGTCTTGGGGCTCAATTGCTCGGCAAAGCCGCGCAGATAGTCGGCATAGTGCTTATCGGCCGCGACCATGGCGTCGGCGATCAGCCGCAGGTTATCGGCGTGCTGGCCGGCCTTATCGCCGGCGATGGCAATGCCGGGCTCGGCCCAGTTGCGGAACTGGACCGGCGCCAGGTTGAGCGTGGGGCCGTCATGGTCGATCTTGAGCGGTTCGCCTTTGCGTTCTTGCACAGGATATCCCCTCCCCGTGCGGTTACTTGCGCTTGGCCTTGCCGGCCTTTTTCTCTTCGTCGTCATCGTCGTCGTCGTCCTTGGCGGCGGAGTAGCCGGTCTTGTTGGCGCGGGCCTCCGGCGGCGGCGGCGCGGTACCACGCAGCGCCGTGAGTTCCTTGATCATTTGCTCTTGGATGGTGAGGGTGCCGGACGGCGTGGCGTCGTGCATTTGGGCCACCAGGCCTTCGATGCGGGTGACGATGGCGTCGGGGGAATTGTCGACCTCGGCCTCTTTGGCGGCGGCCTGCTTGTCCTTCTCGGCCTGCTTCTCGCTTTCGTGGGACGCCTTGTCGCCGTGGGCCTGGGCCTTGTCGTGTTCGGCGAGCTTCTGGTCGGTGTCGTGGTGTACGGCCATTTTGAGTGCTCCAGAACGGGGGATACCCCAAAGGGGGCGCCGAACAGGAGGGCATCGCGCCCGGCGCCCTAGTTTGGTGGGTCTTCGTAACGGGGGCACGGTCGGCCGGGGGTGGGGTTGCGACAACGCACCTTGCCGTGGAGCGGAAATAGAGGAGGCAATTGCCGCTCCAAACCGTGGGGAAGAATCCCGGTAAAAAACGACCTAGATTGTTCCCCAGCTTGCGGGATGCCGCCGGCCGTCCTAGATCATGGCCGTCCCGCGCGGTGGCTGGCCATCGTCAGCCGATGTTCAGAATGCGCGCAAGGCCAGATGACCCGGCCGCCGGCGGGATGCTTCCCCAATTCTGATAACCCATATGTATAAGGTGACTAAACCTGTGCGGCGGCGCTAGGTTGGTGCTTGGCGCGGCTGGGCCCACCCGCCCGAACGCCGGCTTAGACCCTCGGCGGGCCGCGTCAGCACCCTGCATATATATAATGAGAAACCAACGGTTGTGACGCCGGCCGTTGGCCTCGCGCACAGCCCTATATATAATGTGTCGGTCACCCCCCTGGTAGGAATCCCGCCGATGCCGATGCCCGACAATCCCGAAGCCTGGGAAAGGCTTTACAAGAAGCTCGCCCGCGATCTGGCCCTGGTCGAAAACGACTGGGAAATCGACGTGCATGACCTGGTCGAACTGAAACTCAATAAGCAAGACCACACCGTCGTAATCGTCGACAAGACGCCCTATGCGGTCGACCATGCGCTGGCGCGGGTTGCCGCCGTCGCCATCTCGGGACTGTTTCACAAACATGGCGGCATGCTTGTCCGCGCCGACCCGGACGGCATCCATCTCGAACTCGACAACAGCACAACGTGCAAACGTCTGGTCAGCTGGGACGAGGTGCTGCAGTTGGACGCCGCCGAATCCGACCTCGGTCAGGTCGGCGAAGAGGACCATCTCATTATGAAGAAGGAGTACACGGACTTGGCCGACAAACTAGAGGCGCTGGCGGCGCGCTGCCGCGATATTGCCGCTCGAGCGGATCTCGCGGCTAATAAGTCTTGAACCCCTCGACCTGCCGCTCGAGCCGCCGGTAGCCGATATTGACCACGTTCTTGGTCTTCTTGGCCTCCCGCCCCGCCACCATGACATCGAGCAGCTGCCCGCACAGCCCTAGCGCGTCGACCTGGTCATCATACTTGCCGGCCGGGAACGTCAGCAGTTCACTGCGCAGCACCGGCCACCACTTCGCCGCCCGCGGCACGTAGAGCTTATCGAGCGCCATGCGGCCGCGAATGGACTGCGCCCGCACCGACTTGTCGCCCCGGGTCGGAAAGCCTTCCCGCGCCACATAGGCCTGTCGCTCTCTTTGCCGCCGATCGAGAAACGGCCCGACGCCGGCTCTAATCTGGCCCTGCTCCTCGGCCCACGCCATCGGCCGCCATTGCTTGACCAGATCGCAGAATGCCTCGACCCACTGATCCGCCCCGGCTTGCTTGCGCCAAACATCCAGCAAATACATCCGGCCGTTGGGATCGATGCCGACCACGACATGCACGGTGTAGTCGCCACCGTCCGCGGTCACCGCGTAGTCGGACGCGCCATACACCACCAGCCGCTCGCGCGCCGGCATCTCACTGTCGTCGCACTCGACGATCCACTCCGCCTTGAAGTAATCGCCCTCTTCCGGCGCCGGCCGCTGCTGATAGAGCGCCGACCACATCATCGGGCTCGTCTCACGCTGCCGCGCCCGCAAGAACTCACCGTAATTATAGCCCTTCGGATCGTCCCACAGATACTCGCCGACGGCGCGGCCGAGACAGTCGCCCTCCTCCGCGATCGCCGCGATCGAAATCACCCGGCCCTTGATCTCGCCGCGCTCGATCTGCTCGAGCACCATGCCGCTGATATCTTCTGCGTGCCATCTCGTGGCAATGATGATGCGCTTCGCCCCCGGCTTGAGACGCGCGCTGAAATCGTCGAGATACCAATTCCACCGGCCCTTGCGCACGGTCTCCGAATAGGCATCCTCACGACTACCAAACGGATCGTCAATGATCGCCAAGTCAGCGCGATAGCCCGAGATGCCCGTGCCGGCGCCGACCGCGTAATACTCGCCGCCCGACTGCAGCGACCATCGCCCCGCCGCCTTGTTGTCATCGCTGAGTTGGATGCCAAGCGTCTTGTACTCAACGCCAATGTCATTGCGCACCCTTCTGCCCCAGCGCTCCGCAAACTCCACACTGTGGGTCGCAAACAAAATGCCGTCCTTGTCATGGTTGGCCAAATACCACGGCGGCAATAGCACGCTCGCATAACTCGACTTGGCGCTGCCCGGCGGCGCAAAGATCAACAGCACGCCGTCATCGCCGCTCAGAAACTCCTCCACCGCACGGATGATCAACCGATGATGCAGCGCCGGCTCGTAGCCGCGATGCCGACACCATTCGCCAAAACTCCGCCGCACCGCGCGCCGATGCTGCAGCATCGTCACCGCCGCATAACCAGACACGCCCTCGCCAACCGTCTCACTCATCGCGCAACATCCGCGTCTCTAACCCCCACGCCGAATAAATCCCGCGACCCCGAACCAATCCCGCACCACACAACCGCTCGATCTCGTCCGCAGCCGTCGCAAGATCAACCCGCAACACCTCGATCTCATCCGCCGCCAACAGCATCGCCGTGCAGCATTGCAGCGGAGTCCCAGAACCCGCCGCCCACCGCAACCGATCGACAATGTCATATTGCCGGTACAGTTCACTCATCGCCGCCACACCCGAAACCCAACCAACAACACAACACTCACACAACAAACCACAAACCCAACAAACAAAACATCAACCATCGCAGCAGTTCTCAACAAACCCATAATTATGAAAGCTCCCATCAAACCTCGAAAGCCGCACGGTCGTCGTGCGCTTGCCACTGACTTGCCAACAACCGTCCTGTCTCTTAACCGTGCGAACCGTCACCCGATCATCATCGACAGCCTCAACGCGAAAAAACCGCATCCAGAGAAAATACCGCGCACAATCGGCCCCACTGCTCAAGCCAGGGCGCGCAACCCAAACCTGCCCAACAGCAACACCAGCAACCCGCATCTCACACCATCACCCCTCGCCACACGGAAGTGCACAGCAACCCAAGTTCCCAACCAAGCCCTCACCGTCAGGCGGCGATACCTCCGCCTTCGTGCTCCGCACTCAGACTAACCGCAAGCGGTCGGCCAAACGGCAGTGGACGCCGAAACACAACGGCTGGCAACGCAACACCAGACGGGGAAACCGTTGCCACCAGACCCAGCCGGGGCAGCCAGAGGGAGCGCAATCTGTGGCAACAGCACCCGTCAGCGGGGGAGAAGCCAGTTAGTGGAAATGACGGCTGGGCACGGTCAGTGAGGGCCAGTTAAGTACACGTAAGTACACGTATTAGACACTGTCGCCCCCCGGCCGCGCCAAACACCACAATCAGCCGAGGGGGAAGTAATGTGTGGCAACAGTGGCTGTCAGCGGCAATAAAGGTACACGTATCTGCTACACCCCCCGCCCGGCCGCTTTCGGACTCTCCCCCGGGGTCTGTGCGTGGGGGGAATAGGGTTGGTTACCCGGTAACAGTTCTGTCAACGAACGTCGTCTGTGTCGTTATGGTTAGGACTGTCTTCCGTTTCGGGCTTGGTGTCTGCCGTGAGCAGTAGTGTTGGGGCACTGGCGAGTGCGATCCGCGCGAGCTCGTCATCGGTCAGATCAGCAGCATTTCCGGTCTTAATGACGTGCTCAACACGATCGCCGTATTTGCGTGGCGCCAGTTTGCTCATCAGCCACTTGCGGGTGTCGACCCGGAGCCGGGCGCGCTGCACTGCGGCGTTGTCGCCGGCCGGGACTGGTTCGTCAGCAAGTTCAATGATTTCGTCTGCCCAGCGCTCGACCCGCTGTTCTCGCGCCCGTGCGTACATCTGCTGGAACGGCTCATGCGCAACCAGCCAAGCGTATATTGCCCGTTCACTGGGAAACTCTGGCTTTCGGGCGATGTCTCGGAGGGACAGACCGGCCGCTATTTCGGTACAGATGTTTGCGGCGATATCGTCTGAGTAACCGGAGGGTCTGCCGATATTAGCGTGCATCAGGCTTGTCGCTTTGCTCCAAGGCTGGCTATCGCCAGTGCTTCGTCGCTATCGCTCCTAGCTGCGTTCGCTAGTCGCTCACTTAAAGGAACGTGCGCGCACGCGACTGTGGACGCGCGGATGGGACTATTTTTTTAGGGTCGCCACAACGTACCGTATTAAGTCATTGGCGTTGTTGGATTATTGGCTAGCGATTGAGCGATGGGGGGCTTGACAGCGACCCCCCCATTGTTGCCATTTGCAACTATGGGAAGGACAACGGACGACCCGATTGCGCGCTCCATTGCCTTGTCGCTCTTGGCGCGGGGCGTTGCGAGTCCGGGCGAGTTGGCGGAGTTTGCCGGCGTGTCACGCCAGGTGGTCGAGAATTGGGCTAAGCGCGCTCTGGTTGACTGGCGCCGCGTCAAGCGAGCAAGGCTGGCCAAGGCGTGGCGGAGTGCAATGGCCAATGTATCCCTATTGGAACGACGACGATCCGCAAGACAACGTGTCAAAAAGCGAGTTACGCGCGCTCGCAAGCTTAGCGATCGCAAACTGGCACAAACCGATCAACCGCCTGCCGACCGTCCATAGCCTACGTTGCATTTGTGGCCATCGCGCCAAGGTTAGCGTTCCGGCCAGTGTCGAGAAGCCGAAATTCCGCTGCAAGAAATGCGGCGCGCGTTGTTTTTAGCCTTATGAAACGGCCACAAGTCGCGGGCCTGAAAATAATTAGCGGCAGCCTCATATTTCCTGTTGACACATATCATTGTGATAGGTATGGTGTGTGTATTGAGACGGCAGATGGCCTGCCGCAACTGGAAGGATCAAGACAATGTTCCTCGAATATAACTGGACAGTCTGCCGCTATCAGCCGCGCTTTCACGATCAGTTCATTGATGTTCGTGGCTTGCGGTCATTCGCTGACATGCGAGAGGCCGTTAGCGTTCTGAATGAATGCGGTTTGACCGTCGGCCGTAAGACGGCCAGCCGCACATGGGAAATCATCCCGGTTCCAGAAAACACTGCCTGACCCCGGCCTGTAGCCGCTCGCGGGCGGCTATGGGGCGCGATCGGCGTCAAAACCCGGCCTTGGCGGGCCGCAAACTGGTAGGGGACTAACAATGCAAAACGCTCTCGGACTATCCATCATGGTCGCGCTCGAGGCCGCCACCTTGGTGTCGCTCTCGGCCTTCGTGTTCGCCGTCCTGACATGGGCGGGCATCTTGGGCGGCACGTTCTAACCATCAACGCAATTCTCAAACTGGTAGGAGATCAAAACCATGCTCGAAGGATTCATCATCGCCGTCATAGTCGTGCTGATCCTCTACAAACCCATTGGCAACCGCTAAAATTGGCGAACCGGGGCAGCTTGGCGGCCGCCCCGGCTCTATCACCGCAGGCCCCTTGGGACCTGGTAGGGACCATCCAGTGGGCCACACGATGACCCCGGCAAACTAGCAGCCAAAACCAAAACCGCAACACTGGTAGGGATATCAAAACCATGACGCTCATCAGGCCAAAACCAGCGGCAATTAAACCGGCGGTTAAACCGGCGGCAGGCCCAATGTCGGCCCGCCAGTATGTGGCGGCCCTGCACAAGCTCGGCCTCGGTGTGGCGCAAAAGCGTACCGCCGCGCTGCTCGGTATCAGCATAGGGCACAGCCTCAAGATTCAGGCCGGCTATCCGGTACCGGTTTACGTCCAACACCTGCTCGAGGCCTGGCTGCATATCGGCTCGCCGCCACCGTGGCAGGACGGGCACGGCTAAAACCATGATAGGCTGCAAAACTCAAAACCTGGTAGGACCAAAACCGTGACCGAAATCACCCTGGAATTTGTCGCGCGACAGCTCGATCGCGTGCTCGACCAAATCGGCACCATGCGCGACGAAATCACCGTGCTGACCGGCATCACCATGCGGCTGGATGGTGCCGTCGAGGGCCTTACGAGGGCCTTACGAGGGCCTTACGGTCGAAATGCGCGGGCTCTACCGCCTGCATAGCCGGCTGGAGAACAGAATCCGCAAACTGGAAGAGGCCGGGCCATGACCTGCTCTGGATGGTCAGTTATTTTCGGAGGGCGGCCCAGCTAGGGCCTCATCGTTTTGCGAAGCCGGCGGCTTGATGGGCGCAAAAGGCGATGGTGCGTAGGGGACAATCTCCAGTCCGCGAACATCCCCCTCCTTCACCATCAACCTCGCCGCCCGGCCGAGCGTCATCGTCAGCCCCCGAATCTGACTACCCTGATGCCGCATCGTCAAAACCGTCTCGGGATCGACGCCCTCGGCCACCAAAATCCGCGCCGCGGCAAAAAACGGTTCTTTCACGGTACACAGCACCCGCTCGCCCAAAACCGCACTGTAACGGCCACGCTCGGCCCGCACGATCACCAATTCAATCACTGGAACGCTCCCTAGGATGGTTTGTTATTCTGCCGCCGCCACCGCGCCCGCGCCGCCAGCCGAGCAATCTGCTCCCGCTTCCGCTCCGTCAGGTTGCGGGCCCGCGCCGTGCCGCCGGCACCGCCCCGCCGCACCAGCTCGCCCCGGCTGATCTTTTGGACGATCAGGAAATCATGCTTAGCGGCGGTAAGCATCGGCTTCTTGCGGGTCAATCGGTCCTTTAACTGCCGCAGTTTCTCGTCGTTCAGCATCACCCAGAGCTCGAGCCCGCAAGCGCCCAGCATCAGGCCCAGCGAGACATGCCCGAACCGCTTCAGCGGCGCCGGCGCCAGCAGCTTGGAACTGTGCCCCGCCGTCAGCCCGCCAACGTGGTCGATGGTTTCCCGTGAAACATTCATCTCGGCGACCCACTCCCGGATCGCCCGGTGCAGCCCGGCCAAGTCGCTCACCACCGCAATCCGCCGCGGCCCGCTGCCATTGCCATCGGTCATCCATCACCATCACCAGACCCGCTAGGAACCCTTGGCACCACCCGCCGCTTGCA